TCCTCCTCTTGATCATTGTCATTAGTATGGTCCGAGGGGACTGTTTTTCCCTGACAAGCTAGTAATAATATAAGTAGTAGATATTTCCACATATTAGTATTTAGGTTTATCGGTTGTCGCCACTACCTTTTAATACTCCGCGATCCTGCCTGCTCTTTAGTTTATCCAAATTAACCTGAGCTACTTCTTCTAAAGAATAACCCAAATCATTCGCTAAATTAGCAAGATACCACAATACATCACCAACTTCCTTTTTTAGCTCCTCTCTGCGTTCATCATCGAAAACTCCATCATTATCGCGTAAAGCTTTCTTCACCTTCTCACAACACTCCCCAGCCTCACCAGCTAGACCCAAGGCTGGGTAGACGATTTGCTGAGGATAAATTGCTGTTTTCACAGCCTCTTCTTGATATTTATTTAAATTCATTTTTCTAATCTATATTTAATCATTTCTTCTAACATACTTCTAAAAGTATAAGTTGGTTCCCAACCTAAAACCTCTCTTAGCTTAGTACAATCTCCTTTAAGATCATCTAACTCTGTTGGTCTAAAATACTTATGATCAACAGTAACATGATCTAAATAATCCAAGTCTAGTTCAGCAAACACTTCTTCACATAACTCTCTAACTGAATGAGACTCTCCTGTAGCACAAACAAAATCATCAGGCTTATCATGCTGAAGAATCATCCACATAGCACGGACATAATCTTTAGCATGACCCCAATCTCTAGTAGCTTCCAAGTTACCTAATGGAAGAGTGTCCTGTTCTTGTCTAGATATTTTAACAGCACCATCTACTACTTTATTTGAAACAAAGTTTAGTCCTCTTCTGGGAGATTCATGATTAAACAAGATACCATTAGAAATAAACATATTATAAGAGGTACGGTATGTTCTGCATAAATTGAAAGCATATAATTTAGCGCACCCATAAGGACTAACTGGGCGCATAAGTGTAGTTTCTCTTCTGTAGCCATCCTTATCACATTCATTACCAAACATTTCAGAAGATCCTGCTTGATATATTCTAACCTCTGGGCACATTATTCTAGCTGCCTCTAAAAGATTTAATACTCCTTCCGCATCAGCATGGGTAGTAAACGCTGGTTGATCAAAACTGATTCTTACATGGGACTGTGCCGCAAGATTATAAATCTCATCTGGTTTAGATTCTTTTAACACATACAGTAATGAGGGTAAATCAGTAATATCACCGTAAATCAAATTGAGATCTTTTTTTATTCCAACCTCTTCTAACCTATTAGTTTGGTTTTCTGGTACAGAATGCCTCCGAAGCAATCCCCATACCTCATAACCCTTACTTAATAATAACTCAGCTAAGTAAGAACCATCCTGCCCACTAATTCCTGTTATTAATGCTCTCTTTGTACCACTCATATGTTTTTTTAATCCCCTCTTCGAATGAAGTAAACTGAGTCCCTAGGAACAATCCCTTAAATAGTTCGTTTGACCCGTCTTTTCTGTACTGCCCATCTAAATTTCCATTAAAACTTACACGAACTGTAGGATTTATTATAGACTTGATAATACCCACCATCTCTGATATACTTAGATTTTCGTCTGGTGCAACTATAACTGTATCTACTCCTGTATGCTTCTCCAGTAATAATGGGATAGCCCTACAAAGATCATCAACAAATAATTGCTGCCTCTTAGGCTTTCCAGTTCCCCAAAATTCAACAGAATCTTTAGCCTCATGAAGTTTACGAATAGCAGCCGCAACAAAATGAGAACTTTCGAGGTCAAAGTTATCTCCTGGCCCATACAGATTAGATGGAGCAAAACAGGAATAATCTAAACCGTACTGCTTTCTACAAGATAATATATGAACATACATACCTCGTTTAGTGTAGCCATATGCTCTGTTGGTTTCAGCAGGAGGTCCATCAAAAATATTACACTCCTTAAATGGGTAATCTTTTACTACATCTGGAAATGCACAAGTACTAAGGGATGCTAGTAGCCGCTTCACCCCCATCTCCTTGCAAGCATGAACAACATTAGTATTAATGGTGCTATTCCTAAAGTAAAAATCAGCAGGGTTCTCAGCATTATCTTTTATTCCCCCAACTTTAGCTGCAAGGTGAACAACTGCATCAGGCTTATTGTAGGATAGGTAAGCTCGTAAGGACCAGTAATCCATCAAGTCTACATCCTTAGACGATAGGTAAATCCAACTAGGTCTAATAAGCTTGAGCCTTGTACCTACAAACCCCGATCCTCCTGTTACTATAACCTTCATCACTCTTCTGGGAAGAACTCGGCGCAATCACAATGCTCTCTAAAGAACTTTTTTGTTTCCTCATTAAAGATCTCTGTTTTCCATTTATTGATTAGCCCCTCCATATCCACACCCCCACTCCCAAAACCATCACAATAATGCCATACTTTTATTTGCCTATCATCTCCCGTATATAACTTATCAACAACAACCTTGAATTTACTAACATAAGGAGTCCACGGTTTATCAGCAGACTCGCAAATCACCTTGTTATACTGAAAATGCCTATTACCATGCACATCTCTCTCGTCTGTAAAATAAGTACTTTTTGATCTTACATTGTAGCAGCACGATTTATAATACTCTCTTCCCCCCGTATAAAAACTTAAGATTGGAGGAAGTCCCTCCACATACTCACCAGTTATACCGTTGGTGTGATCATGATAGACTTCATTCAATGCGCCCTGCTCACCATACTGCTCCTCTGGGTAATGTGGTAGTACCTCTAGTATTTTATCAATAGCTACCACATTGTTAAAACAAACTACATCTGCATTTATGTGTTGCTGATATATATTCGTCATAAACCTTCTTGTCATTAAAGGATAATCGTAATCCAAAGTTGCCAAGATATCTTCTTTACCAGTAAGAAATTCCTCCAACCTAGCACAAGTAATAGTATCCGCTCCTAATATTATTACTTTCTCGTACCCACGCTCTCTCATTAATTCTTGGGCTGCCAGAAGTCTCTTAGCTGCTCCAACTACAGTCGATTTTGCCAGATATTTAAAGGTGTGTTCATTTTTATCGCTGATATGGTAAACCTCAATGTCAGGATGAAATTTTTTAAAACTCTTTATAGCACAGGTTCCTAACTGCTCATACTCCTCCCCCCACCAATGTATAACAACTGCTGTTTTTACCATATAAAATTCTCCCTATAATGTTTTACAATATCAACAATCTCCTTATCAAAATTTTTCTGTGGGCTCCATCCCAAAGACCGAAGCTTTGAATCATCTAATGCATAACGCATATCTTGTCCATCCCGTTCATCAGAAGAGTTTACAAAATCTCTTAAATCAACTTCTTTTCCAATATACGCCCTCAAGATTTTTAGGACTGTATCAGCGTTAGTTTGCTCGTACCCTCCTGCGACATTAAAAATCTCGTTCCTTGCCTCTTTTTCAATCAATAGAAGTGCAGCTTCTGCTGTATCATCAGCGTGGAGCCAATTTCTTATTGGAGTTCCTTGATTGTGGAGACTAATCTTTCTCTCTCTTTGAAGTGCTTTGACTGCAATAGGGATAAGCTTTTCAGGATACTGCCCAATTCCGTAATTATTCGTTGGTCTAAGCATTAAATAGTCTAGATCATATGTTCTAGACCACGCAGTTACTAACATATCGGCTGCTGCCTTTGATGCAGAATAAGGATTACTTGGCTTCAACATATCTGATTCCAAATGAAAGCCTGAAGCTAAATCACCATAGACTTCATCAGTACTAATCTGAAAGAACACAGGGCGCAGTCCTGCATTAGTGTTTTTAAACCTAACAAGATCAAGAAGATTCTTAACCCCAAGAATATTACTGTTCATAAACTCGTCACTATTAACAATACTATTATCGACATGAGACTCAGCAGCAAAGTTAACAACATAATCACAATCATAGAGATGTTTTAAGTCTTTGATATCCTCTTTTAGAAAAGTAAAATTATCATAATTAAGAAACTCAACCAAAGTCTTTTTGCTGGCAGCGTAGGTCATCTTATCAACACCATAAACATACCACCCACGATCAAGAGCTTTTCTAGTAAAATAGGAACCAATAAAACCTAAACAGCCTGTAACATATATAATCTTCATAGCGCAATGAAGAAAGCGTCTACCACTTCTTCAATATAATCAAGCTTCTCAGCAGTAAGACCAATAAATGTCCCAAGAAAGAAAGAATCCATAGTAACCTTATTAGCGACAGGGAAGGAATCAGTCTCATTCTCTTTAACTAGGCGGTATCCTGGGTGGGCAAGAATGTTACCACTAAAATAAGATCTAGTCTGAATCTTAGCGTCCTCCAGATGTTGGACAAAATCATTACGAGTAAACTTATCAGTCTTAAGCGTTAGAAGATAAGCAAACCAACATGGGTCTGCCTTTGGCGTAGCTTCAGGAAGGTAGAAATAATCCTCATACTTTTTAAAAATTTCATTCAGCCTGTTGTGGTTTTTCCGTCTTGCGGAATCCATTTCAGGAAGCTTTTTAAGTTGCTCAAGACCTAAAGCAGCTTGTAGTTCTAGAGGTTTTAAGTTATATCCAATCTCATTGAATACATACCGATGATCGTAAAGTGCATCAGGCATACCTGGGAGCCAATTCTTAAATCTGTTACCGCAAGCACTTCCCCCTGTTACAGATCCTGGCTTCATGCTATTGCAATAACACCCTCTACCCCAATCTCGAAAACTTGCAAGCGCAGTTCTAGCTTTATTATTGTTTGTGGCAATAAAACCTCCCTCGCCAAGTGTCATATGGTGAGCAGGGAAGAAAGAGCAGGTAGACATATGACCGTAGGAGCCAAGCTTCTTACCGTCATAGTAAGATCCTAGTGCGTCACAAGCATCTTCTAAGAAGATAAGATCATACTTCTCGACTAGGCCCATAAGCCTGTCCATATCAGGAGGATTGCCTAAAACATGAGCAAAAATGATGCCCCGAATATCAGAATTTTCTTCAAGTTTCTGCTCGACCTTATCTAGATCTAGGTTGACGCTAGGTAACTCAACATCAACAAAAACAGGCTCAAACCCATGCTGGATAATTGGATTGATAGTAGTAGGGAAGCAAACAACAGGAGTAATAAACTTTGAACCTTTCGGAAGGTTGTACAAGTTTCGTGAAGTAGTAGCAGCTACCATTAAAAGGTTAGCTGAACTTCCTGAATTTGTTAGAACCCCATAATTCATACCGAGATGCTGGGGGAATTCGATCTCAAATTCCCGGCCCTTTTTCCCAAAAATAAACCAACCATCAAGAAGATTTTCTACTGCGGCGACAAACTCCTTATAGTCACAATTAGGACCAGAGTACTCTACCCAGTCCTCACCCTTATTCCAAGTCTGCTCCGACTGCTTAGTAGTTACATACTCTTGTACAAGATTTAGAATTTCTCTCTTTGTCACCATGCTCTATTATAGAGCAGACAAGGTTGATTCTTAGCAAGAAAACGAAATTCCGCAACCACAAGTTTTAGTTGCCTTCGCGTTTGAAAACTTAAACCCCGATTGGCTTAGAGTACTTTGGTAATCTATTTGCGTCTGATCTAACATGAAAGAACTTTTTCTGTCTATGGCAACTTTAAATCCATGCTCCTCTGTGAGAACATCATCGTCAGCAATCTGCTCCTCTTCTTGCACTTCCAGATCGTACTGAAAGCCAGAGCAGCCTCCTCCTTTCACACGCATTCGGAGGATTTCTCCTGTGTCCAAAGCTTCTTTTAAATAATCAACTGCGGATTCTGTGAATATAACCATTAAGCTCCCCTCGTTGAATCTTCGATAGCATCAAACTTCTTAAGCTTAGAGCCTTTAAGAGTAATAAGTGGGGCATTAGCCCAGGTCTCTACTTCCTCACCTGACCCACTTTCTTTATCTACATCCCCCATATTCTCTTGGTTCATGAAATCATCCGAAGTGAATACTTTATCATAGCGAACAGGAACTTCTGAATCACCATACGACTCAGAGATAACATTCTCAATAAAGCCTTTATCCACACCACAAATACAAGGCATATTCTTTCTAGGATCAAACCACTTGATATTTAAGCCTCGTCCAATAATATCGGCCAAGGGTTCTTCAAAGAAGTTGCCCAAAGAAATGTGCTGGTAGGGACATGGGAGGATATCTCCGTATCTAGTTATAGGGACCATTCGTTTAACAGCAATGCAACCAATATCTCTACCGTAAGAGGGAGTCATGTGAGTAAAAATATCATAGTCTTCCTCAAACTGCTGGAGGATCTTACCTTCCTTCTCGGTCATCATTTGCTCTGTGACACCTTCGTATGCGCCCACAGGCTTTGCGTACACCACATAGGTTCCCACATCCTTAGACTTAGCGTAGTCTAGGAATTGTTTCCACTCCTCTGTGTAGATGCGATCCTTCCAGATAACGGTAGAAAGAATAACATGGAGATCCGCTTCTTTGCAAGCGTCAATAGCTCTCATAACTCTCTTCCAGGATCCAGGGGCTCGACGGAAAGTATCATGGCTTTCTTCGTCGGCTCCGTCAAGGCTGAGTTGAACTTTATCTACACCAATCGCTTTAAGGTGCTTCGCTTTCTCAAGATCAAGATTCCAACCGTTGGAATCTGTTACCAAATAGAACCTGTCTGGTCCGATGGCTTCAACTAATTCATCGAATTCTTTTAGAAGGAGGGGCTCTCCACCTGTAATAACGAAGTTGGCTAATCCCAACTCATGGCATTCGTCAGCTAATCGTCTAACATCCTCCAACTCAAACTTTCTACGACCACTCTCTTTCTCCCAACTTTTAGGAACATAGAACTTATCAATGCAACAATGCTCACAATCAAAGTTACAAAGATAATCGTACTGAAACTGAATAATTGCAATGCTTTCTCCGTTGGCAATTTTTTGAGGATACTTGATCATTTTCTCATAAACCTGAGGTTTATAAGACTTGAGCCAGTTTTGTCTAAGAGATTCCTCTTTGACCGTGGTGTGTTGCATGACCTTCCCTTCAGCAATATCTTTTAGCTCGTCGGCTGATTTCTCTGTTAGAAGATCTTGTAGTTCTTTTTCAGACCAAGGAAGAACATGATCCTTGTCATTTCCCTCTAAGGGGCTTTGAAACATTGTACTATTCGAATTTGCCATTATTTATCTTTTATTTCCTCTTCAGTTGTTTTGCTAACAGCATAGCGATAGGGAGCAGCTTCGCTATTATCCTGGCGAACCCCTCCCTTGTATTTATGCTGTGAGGCATCAGCTTTTCGGTTTTTATCTTCTAATATATCTAAGTTCAATGCGGAAACAAACCAAATCTTACCGCTCTCGTCAATGACGCGATACTGGGGCTTAATGCGCCCTCTAATGTCATCAATAATGATACGACTACCCTTTTTTAAGGTAACAGGCTGATCATACTTACCTTGGTGAATTTCATCCTCTTTAACTACACCAACCTGATTGATAACTTTTTTCCAAATAATAGAGTTATGCTTAAACCACTCTTCGCCCGTAACATTTGAAACGAAATCTTTTTTCTTCTTCATTTTTCTATTATATGTAGACCGTTATCTCGTAAAATTGACAAATTAATTCCCAAATTTGCTTGTTCAAGCTTCCTCGCTACTTCGTCTGAATAGCTTGCAGCCATAATTATTATAGCGTGGGGGGGATCCTTTCTTAACATTTCCGATGAAACTATGGGAATATGTGTCGCAGGAGTGTACTTCCCTTGCTTAAATGGAGCATCATCCAAAACATATTTTATGCTATCTCCAAGCTTTGCCAATGAGATCACAGCTAGTGCTTGGTGTCCTGCACCGTAGATAGCGACAGATCCAGCCTCATACCTAGAGATGTAATCTTGAAGCTCTTTAGTAACCTTTTCCTGGTGATCTTTAAACGAAGAAAGGTCTAAACTTTGCTTCTTCCGTATTACCATAGAAATAATATAGTTATGCCACACTTGAGAGGTCTCGATAACTTCAAAACCATGTCTACTAAGAACCGCTCGTAAGGTATCCTCAGTAAAATAATAAAGATGATCATTAATAAATTCAGAGAACAGGTTTTCCTGAATAATCATATCAAAATTAGGAACCTCGATAATACCTATACCTTCGTCAGTCAAATTATTATGAAGGGCTTGGAGGGTGCTGTTAAGGTCTGGTAAATGCTCAAAAAAATTGAGAATAAAAAAACAATCGAATGGTTGGTTCTTTAACAGATCGTGAGCGTATAGAATATAGTCTTTCTCAACTTGGAGCCCCTGATCTCTACAGAACTGCACCGAATCATCCGAGTATTCGATTCCGTATGCATCAGTACCTGCGTCCTTCATTAGTTGTAAAAACTCCCCCTTCCCACACCCAATTTCAATAACCTTCTTTCCTAGAAGAGAGTACTTATCTACAAAATTAGTAAACTGCGTTACTCGAAACTGCTTCATCTCTTCAGAAAATGCTACCGCTCTAATAACCTCTTTGTAGTAGGGAACAGGTTTATTACTCAATTGAACAAGACCACAAACTTCGCACTCACAGACTTCTAAATCAACCCCCTTCTCAGTAGGTAAATCCTTATACTCAGGAAAGTTCTGAGCAGCTTTCGGCATATTTTCGTATTGTAGAAGGGTCTGCAATCCCCCATTACACACTCGACAAATCAATATAAGAAGTCCTCCTTCACAATAATAGAAGAATTTTTATCATACCAAGAATATAACTCGGAAATTGCTTCGTCCATAGGAGTAAAATCAAACCCGCCGCACTCCTTAATAAAGCGAGAGTTATCTCCACTATACTTTACACTTATGTTCTCATCTTCTAAAAAGATGGACAACTCTTTCTTAGAAGCTTTCACTACTTTTTTAGCTATTTTTAAATAAGTATGAGTCTTTCCTGTGCAAATATTATAGGAATGCTGTTTAGGAGTATTAACAATAAACCAGTTAACAATTTTTATTAAATCATTCATATACAAATAATCAAACATTGCGTTACTCTTACTGGTTATTGGCATTCCTAGGACTGCCTTGCAACAAGTGGTAGGGATAAACCTATATCTCCAATCATCAAACTTACCAAACACACCAAAAACCCGCAAATTATAAATGTTATCACTCAGTTTAGCGTGTTTATTCATAATATGTTTTGAATACCCGTAAGGATCATTAGGGATACAACTCTCAATATAGTCCTCTGACATTTCCAACCCCCATTTATCCCGTTCTGCCTCTGCGCCTGACCCAAAATACAACATCTTACCGAAATAATCTGAACACGATGCTATATTAAAAAACATACGCAAGTTTATATCTAAAACATCTTCACGCTTCTTATCAGTAAAGGTAGGAGCAGCGTCATGATTTGCTGTATGAATTACTACATCAAACCAATTATTCTTAAGGTAGTCTCTTACCTTGTATGCATCAAGCAGATCCAAGTCTTGTCTGGTAAGAGAAACAACTGTCGCCTCCAATGGGTGGAAGTAGGAATTGCTTAACGACTCATACAGACTACGAGCAAAAAAGCCATTCCCTCCTGTGACTAAAATTTTAGTCATTTATAGTTTCAATAAACATATTGGCTTTAAACTCATCTCGATCTAAGAACGGAGCCAGATCTTCCATGGGCTTTGCCATAAACTGTCCATCCTTATTCTTATATACACTCGCCTTAGGTGCAGTCACATGGGTTTCTGGTAACATAACCTCACAAATAAGCGGACCTTCTTGATCTAGGATGCCCTCTATAGCATCCAAATCCTCAGTGGTCTCAAGTCTACGATAGGGAATATCGTAAGCCTGTGCGTTTTTCTGGAGACTAGGAAGGGTTAGTCCACTCTTCTCTCCACTAGCAACAAAGCGTTTATCAAAGTGTGTCTCTTGTGTATTACGAATCGAAACATAGCCATTATTATTTAATACAAAGAACTTAATAGGAAGGTTCAATCTCCTCACTACCTCAAGTTCTTGAATGTTCATAATGAATCCACCATCACCGTCAATACAAACTGTTGGTTGCTTTCCAGAAGCAATACAGCCTCCTATTGCGGCTGCAATACCAAAACCCATCGGCCCCAAACCTTCGCTGTTGAACATCCTTTGGCCTTTCTTGATCTTAAAGGCTTGCATAGTCACCTCGCTGCAACCCCCAGAGCTGCCTGGAATGATTAAAGCATTCTCAGGCAATACATTTGACAAGATATCTATAAAAGCATAATTGTTAATGCACCCCTCTTCTTCGTAATGTTCAGGAAGAACAACAGGATATTTACTCTGCCACCCTTTACATTGAGAGAGCCACCATTTAGGTGCTGGGTTAATCAAGTCCTTGTGTTTCAGTAAATCCTCAATAAATTCCTTGCAGTCTACAACCATAGGATATTTAATATCCATATCCAGTTTATCAATCTCCGATTTATCAATATCAACAATAACTTTTGTAGCTTCTCTAGCAAAGTACTTGTGTTGATATGCAGTTTGTCCGTGATCTAGTCTAGCTCCTAAGCTAAGTAAAAAGTCTGAATTTTGTTGAGAGAAATTTGCTCCTCTCTGTCCAACTCCCCCAGGTCTACCTACAAATAATGGGTGTTTTTCCTCTAAGAAATCAATGGCCTTCCATGTCAGTAGAACAGGAATTTGTAATACATCACAAAGCTCTTTGAATTGCGAAATGCCTCCCGATAAACGCACACCATTCCCTGCTAATATTACAGGTCTATTTGAATTATTTAAATCTTCAATTATTCTAGATATAGGAGGATTCACGGTGGCTTCGGGACAGTCTCCCAAAGAAAAGACCTTATAGTATCCCTCTAAAGTCTCAGGATTTACATCAGCCGCTTGAACATCTAGAGGTATGTCAAGCCACACAGGGCCAGGGCGACCGTTCTGAGCTAGATACAACGCCCTCTCTAAGTGATACCTGATGGTATCTGGGTCTTTTACCGTGACTGCGTACTTAGTGATGGGTTTAGCCAACCTAACCATGTCAAGTTCCTGGAAACCGATTTGTCTGGTTCCTCTTTCATTAATCATATCTTTCTTCTGTACTTGACCTGATACAATCAACATTGGCGTAGAATCCAACCAACCAGCAGCAACACCAGTTAGCGCATTCGTCCCTCCAGGCCCCGTTGTAACTAAGCAAACACCTAAATTGTCTGTGTATTGTCCATAAGCATCAGCAGCAATACTACAGGCTTGCTCATGCAAGTTGCAAACAAAATTCAAGTCACTCTTCCCAATGGAGTCTATAAGATGAATACAACCTCCCCCAGGCAATAGAAATATATCTTCTACCCCTTGTCGCTTAATGAAATCAACGACATAATCAGAAACCTTAACCATAAGTTACCCTTCGTAAGCTGGGCCTCTTTCGGGATTAGTGGATACTTTCTCATCTCCTTTTATTTCTACAAGCTCAAGGATACAATTTAAATCCCTGTTCGGAGGGATCCGATAGCCAAAGAAGGCGTGGAAGCTACTCGCTCCCTCTTCTCCATAAGCAAGAGCAGCAGGAATAAATAGCTTTACTTGATCCCCCACTTTCATCTCCAAAAAAGCTTGGTCGAATCCAGCAATAGAATCCCCTTTAGTATATGTGTCATCTTTAGCGGTTTCCTGACCTATCACAAACTCAACGGGTCCGCTGAAAGGTTTTTCCTCGTATGTACTATCATACTGATCCTCCACATACTCGTCTCTCTCATAATCATAATTAGAGGTCGAAGCCCCTTCTCCAAAATAAATTTCATAGTGAGCTAGTACAACCTGCCCCACCCTAGGAGAATTCCCAGACCCCTCCTTCATTGGGATAACTCGTAACCCGCTTTTTTTTACAATTTCCTGCATTTAATTAATCCAATAACTTACCATTGTTTTCCTATTCTTATTCTTTGATATAGATTCATCCTCGTAATACGAATCATCAATAAAGTGAGTTGTCGAAATCTCTTCAACAATCGAACCCTCTGGACCACCAATAAAGCGATGGGTTACTCCAGGCTTGATCGTAACTACTTCTCCAGGAAACAGAGTGCTTTCCTCGCCATTGAGAAACATCTTAACTTTGCCATGAAGAATAACAAAAGTCTCTGTCTTCTGCTTGTGGTACTGTGTGGGGTGTTCCTGATTAGCGAGAGAGATCAAAAGTTTCTTGCAGTATCCCTCGTTTACTACAGTAACCATACATAGTCCAGTCTCATAAAAGTTCTTAATCCCATAATGGTGAGAGATCTCTAAAGGAGCGTCCTTTGGAACTACCACATTAGACCTATTAAGCAAATGGTTAACTTTATTCCTAATGTCTAACACGGCTTGTCGAGTATTCACCTGATTAACTCCATAATGAAACAGGCCGTCATCTTTCGCTATGTCAACTTTAGCGGTGTAGCCCACATACTTACTCATATCATTAGCTAATATTTGCTTCTCTTTGCATGGAAAAGCATAATAAATATCGTCTTTTGTGATTATTTCTCCAGCAACTATATCTCGATTTAAGAAAACCCCTCGCTTAAATGTACGGAGGTCTGATAGCTCCTTATCCGTTGCGGTATGGCGACCCGTGGATATACCACAAGCCCTTACGGCTCGGGAGGTGTTTTCCAACCACTTATCCATCTGCCCAGGACTAACAGAGTAAACATTCAAATCGTAGTCCTCTGTAGCAACTCCTATATGTTTTTCAATAATCTCTGCACCCATACCTATTGCTATAGCAGCCATATCGAAAGTACTTGGATCTTCATGGGTGGAATAACCAACCTTGATTCCAGCATACCTATCCTTGAGAAGCTTTAGCTGGTTAAGCTGCATACCCTCTTCTTTAGTGGGATACTCACCAATACAGTGCATGATGGTTAAGTCTTTCTTTCGGTTCAAGAAGAAAGAAACAACATTATCAATATCCTCTAGACTGGCTCCTGCGGTAGAGGCTATAATTGGAACATTAGTAGCAGCGATACGGTTAAGTAAAGGCCAATCAGTAAATGAGCAACTTGCTACTTTAATGATTGGAAACTCCATACTCTCAATTCTATCTACTGATCTCTCATCAAATCCAGTACAAATGGTAGTGAACCCCTTCGCTTCAGCAAGCCGTTTTAGTTCCATAAACTCACTATCAGTTAGCTGAGTCTCTTTAAACCGTTTTACATACTTGATCTCCATCCGATTTTGGAAGTGGGGATGAATGAAAGTTTCAATATGCCTAAATTGGAACTTAATACCATAGTGGAAATCAGGGTACTTGTCCTTAACTTTTGCAAACTCTTCAATGATAAGTTTGCCATGATCCACATCTCCCATGTGATTATTTGCCATTTCAAAGATGATTAATTTTTTGTCCATTTGTCTCTCCAGTAGTCTTGAATTATTTTATCGTATTTTATTGGGTTACTGTGGATTTTCCAAGTAGCTTGTTCTTCATGCCATCGGTAGAAGTAGCCTAACTGTGCGTTGATAGGTATAACAGCGATTCCTCGATCTGCTAACCCGCACCACATATCATAGTCTCCCGCCCCCATGTCTTGAACATTATTGGAAAAATGTGCTTCTCTACATTCACTCAAAATAGGCCAGATGCTCTTGTAATAAAAAACCGTTGGATTATGCACAGGACAATGTTGTATAAGTAGTGCTTTATATTGTTCTAGTGAATCATAGGTGTGGATTGTCTCGTTAACTGATTTTCCTACTGCGTTGACCCAAATCATGCCACTCTGCAAGCACATAATAGGCTCTTTTACAGATTCAATTACTTCCATATTTCTCTTGATATAATCTTTATCAACATAATCATCTGACGATATAAAGGTTACATAATCACTTTTTGAATTCTCAAAGACATGATCCATAGCCTCCCTATAGCCATTAGGCTCTACATTAGGTATACTGATTAGGATAAATCTTTCGTCTTCTAGTTCAAGAAGATGCTCATAAGTTCCATCATTACTTTCATTATCATATACAAGAATTTCCATATCTTCATATGTTTGTGCTAAAACAGAATCTAAGCACTGATCAACATATTTCATGGAATTATAAGTTGGGATTACAACCGTTAACTTCACACCCAATCCTCTACATTCAAAACCCTATCATCAATAAACAAATCAAAATAAGGTTTACCAAAAATTACAGGAATGTCACCTACTCCCCACTCTTCTAGTTGGCGTAAAGTAAGCTCACTACAATCTATCTTAGACAGAGTTCCACGGGCTGTCCAAAAGGAAACATCATTTCCAGCGTCAACCAAATGTCTAACCTTTTCAATATTTTCTATAAGAGGAACAGATTTAGAATAATCACTAGTATCCAGAGTTCTACAGATGGTATTATCTATATCTATATAAATAATCATAGCTCTAGTAAGGAGTTGACCCTATTAATATAAGTATGGTTTTTTAAAATGTTATCCCTATTTTTTTCTTTAATATTATCTAAATCTATATTCATATATTCTTTTACAAGACTTGCAAATAGTTTTGGAGTTTTTGCAGTAGGAACAGTAGGAAATAAATTCTTAACCTCTAAAATGTCATCGCAAATTAAAAACCCATTAAGACCTAAAGATTTAAAAGTTCTCTCATTAGAATCCTTACCAAAAACTCTTTGATATTCATCATGAATATTAATAGAAATTTTGCTATTATACAATAGGTTAGCCTCATCCTGATCAGAAATTCCTCCATTTACAGAAATTCCTAAATTTAAATTAAGTTTCTTTAATTCTTCAAAGTGTGAAACCATAATTTTCATCTTTTCATTAAATCCATTATCAGCCCAACCCCCTACAAAACAAACATCATACTCATAAGTATTATCCTTATGAGGCACATAACCTATATGATCATAAGCTAAGGGGATGTAATAAACTTTTTTCCATTTTGTATAATACTCAGATCCACGCCCAAAAGACCATAACAAAACATTTTCCAATTCATTAAGTTTGCATATGAACTCTGGGGGACAGTGACATTGGAAATTAGGGTGAGTCCCCCAGGGGTTGGGGAACGCATTAGGTTGAGCATAAAGAAATGTTTTAAAAGACGCTACTACTTTACTCATAGCCTCTGCATTATTCACATCCCCATCTATTGCCATTAAATAATATGACCCTTCTTCCGCATCTACTTCATCTAAAGAAGAATAATACTTTACTTCATGCCCTAAGCTTTCCCAAGCCCTCTTATAACCTTCATAAATCCACTTTCCTGCTCCCCCAGAATGATATTTAATATAAACTTCTTTAAGCTTCATTAAAAAGTTCTCCTAAAATCCTACTCAATCTCACTTTGGAATCATGATCCTTCATAAATCTCGTATAACCATTGAAAGCAACTTCTTTAGCTATAGCAGGGTTCGCTTGTAGGTACTTTACTTTTTCTGTAAAATCCTTTTTCCCAGAAAAAGTAATAATCTCCTTGTCTATCTCAAAAAAGGCTTCGATCCCTTTATGATATTCAGTTAAAACTACACAATTAGCAGCAGCCAACTCAAATATTCTTTGCTTCATTTGTGTTTTCCTTTGCGGATCATTAGCATTTACACTAAGATTAATGCCTATCCTAGATCTACAGTAAAAATCAAATAGTTGTTCGATAGTAAGTCCATCTGAAAGGGTTACAGGTATTCCCAAGTTAGAAAAGAATGATTCTCGTTCCTGGTTCATTCCCCCCACGAACGAAATATCTATCTCTTTTTTAGTTGGAGGATAGTATTTGCTATTAACATGCCACGCTCCTAGAAGGATATTTTTGTATCCCACATCTTTAAACCTGCTCACATAACTGGGCTCAGGAGTAGAGCAATAATCAAAGTACCAACACACCTTACTAGAAAAGTTTTCAAACCTCCATGTATCATCACAAAACCAATTAAAAGTTTTTACCTTTCCTAATCTAGTTAATCGTAAAATACTACCCCAAGGCTCAAAAGGAGTTATTTGAGGATTTCCGGTAAAACAACAAAATACTAAATCGGGATTAAAATTTCTTACAACCTCATCAAAATCTGGTTCCGTAGGAGCTACCGTATCATAAAAATATACTTCATGACCCAACTCTATAAGAGGTTCATACAAATAATGGAAACCAGTATCCAACTCATGCTTACCCCCTCTAATTAGGGTCTTATTTACTGCTACTATGATCTTCATTAAACACCCTTTCCCATCTCTCTAAAATCTCCTCCTCATCTAAAATATCCTGATCATTACTTGGACCAATAAATGGGATTCCTGCTAACTTACATTCTGCCTCAACTAATCCGTAAGTCTCTCTTTTTGAGGAATGATAAACCATACAAATCTTAGAATACATAGCTTCCTTACTATCCTCATGACCCATCATTATAACTTGCCCAGACTCTACCCAAGGTTTAATAAAATCAGTAATATACTCTGGATCTGATGGTACTCCAAATAATAAAACTTTCTCCCAGCCTTCATCTATAGCCTTCTTTATTGAAAGGTGAGTCTGTTTATGAGAATCTATACTACCAATAACCCCCGCTGTATTATTCTTAGGGTTTTCCCAATCTATTTTCTGGACAATGGGAGGAATAACTATTGAAGGATGATTAATAGAATGCCAATCCTTCTGAAAGTTACTTACAAAATGTATTGTATCATAAAAACTAAAATCCATACTCTTTAAAGGGAATAAATTAGTTTCATGACAAGATAACATAAATCTCTTCACTGGGGGCCTTTCTTTTACACGAAAGAAATGCATAATAACTGTATCCTCAGGGTCCAAAGGTTGTGCCTCTGGAAATCTACCACTCTTACATTTATCTAAATGCCACTCATGAGGACCGTAAAAAGTACAATCAAGACCATTTTCATTAAAAAGATTACATAGGTTAATAAATGATGTCGTAGAACCACCAGGATTAGACCAACCACTAATAATTTTAATTTTACTCATTTCTCCAGCCTACATTAAAGTTAGCTTCTCCAGAATAATTAGAAAAACATTCCCCATATAAATCCAGCCTATTCCCCACTACTTTGTTAAGATCGAAATATTCTTCTGTGGTCTTGTGTAAATTTTCGCCCATTTTCTTGCGTAGTTTGTGATTTTTAATAACCTTGGTAAGTATCCTCACCCACTCACTCTTCGGGGCTTCTGGGTCAAGTAAATAGCCTGTTTCCCCATTAATTATGGTCTCATCGTAGCAGCCTACATTAGAAGCAACCAAAGGAACTTTATATCTGCCACACTCTGCTACCTTAATTTCTGATTTGCTATCATTAAAGTTATTCATTTGTAGAGGAGCAATAGCAACATCCATGTGAGCAAACATCATTCCATATCTATCGGTAGGTAAGGCTGGATGAATGTTCCAATTCTTTGCTCCTTTAAATCCAGAGGTTAGGATTTTTTGATAATTATTCCAGACTTCTTGTTGCCAATCCCCAGGATTTTTAGGGTCTATTGGGGGTCTTCCATAGAAATTCCATTGTACATTCTCTCTTCCAACCCTCTGATTAACAAAATGGGGGATTCCTGCAAACTCTTTTACATCTTCTTCGTGATGAATACCCCCTGCCCAACCAACCCTAACTAACTTCTTTCTCAAAGGAGCAGTTTTAGGTACATTCCAACAGGGGAGGTTATAATCAATAGCATTTTTAATTACTGCTAAAACCCCAGTTCCTACAAAAGACTTTATCCTCTCAGCAAACTTTCTTTGGGTTACCGTCACTAAATCAGAATTATAATAAATAAACTTTGTTAGATCACTAAGTCCCTTATCCTTGTAAACCTTCTCTAATCTATGACCCTTATAAAGTTCAGTTAGCAAATCGTCAGTATCGTAATGAACAAACTTACCAAACTCTTTAGCCTTACCAACAATTCTAGCAGTATAAGGGCCACCAAAATTTGATATGTTTTGTGTAGATATAACATCTGCCCACTTCATATCTTCAAAATCCCAGTCTGGTGTCCACTTACCAGCTTCTTTGTCCATACCCAAAGGATTAAGACTAATTCTTAATTCTACTTTATCTGGGTAAAGTTCTTGAAGTTTTTTAAATGGATCTATAGCCCTGTAAAACGCACAGCCACCCTCATTTGCAGGACAAGATAAAATCTTTAATTTATCGCTCATTTTGTCATAGCACCTGCCGCCTTTTTTATAGAAGAGACTACTTCTTTATAGGGCTCTCTAACTAACAGAGGATCTTCTAAATGCCTAAGATACATAATAGTAGAATATTCTTTTCCTGCGCTATCCCGATATCTGTAAACCCTGGAAATAGTTGTAATATTTAGAAGGATATCATAAGGCTCGGAACCTACTAATTGAGGCACACCAGTCTTCTTATCGAAGGCGATGTCTTGCACCCGAAACTCTGAAAAAGAGGCGAATTCATCCCCCTTAAAGGTCGCAAGCTTCTTCAATGGACCAAGACTAAGGGATCCCCCCTGGACTGGATACACAGCAGAAAGCATGATTAAAATGCCCAGTACTAATCCTCCAAAACCCAATGTTGATTTAATTTTTTGCTTCATAATTATAAGTATAAAAAATAAGAAGAGGTTTATTAACCTCTCCTTATTATAGTTGTTTACTCAGGAGATTTTATTCTTCTTCGTATTCTTCCTCTTCGACCCAAGCAGCTTCGGTAGTTTCCGAAGAGTGGGTCATCCCCAGGGCAGCAGTAACACTAGATACAGCACCCCCAAGATCCACATTCTTATCCAAGGGCATAACAGCCTTAAAAGCGTTAACATAGTGCTTGCGCTTTCTTACGAATAGAAGAGCTAAAAGAGCCTCCCACCCAGCTAGACCAGGAACAAATGTTTTTGCGATATGCATCCCAGCATCAAAAGCTGTTGCGATAGCAGTATCACCAAATTCTCCCATGAAGGGAATATGTGAGGCATCGCCACTAACTAGATCAGACTTAGGAGCAATCACTACTTCCATACCCTCAGGAATCATATCCCGAATTTCTTCGGGCAACTCACTAACGGGGACTGGTGCGGCAGTAGAACCTTCTACTACATTATCTGCGGTAGTAACTACCATCTCTTCTCCACCAAAGAAATCACTAACAGCTTGGCAGGAGAAAAGACCGAAGGCTAGGACCGATGCAACAATAAATTTTTTCATAATTAAGATTTAAGTTTTGAGAGGTAGTCGTTATCAGAAACATCTTCACTAGTGTCTTCTGGGACAGGACTACCTTGAGTAGAAGGCATAACACACTCGGCTACCTTCTTAAGATCTGCGTAATCTTCCTTCTTTACCAAGGCATAGATATCATGCAGACTTTCCATCCATTCCGCAACCTCTTTCTTCGATCCCGTAGGGGAAGGCTTAGGTCGAGGTTGTGATTGGTCATACTTTGGCCATTTACCATCCATAACTTTAATGATCTTGAAATCATGACCATTTTCGGGATCGGTAATGTCCCCATAATCCTCATCCAACATGGCACCAATAATCTTCTGAAAGAGGATTACACCAATTGAGAGAATCCTAACTTCCCCAGACTCACGATCTACAACATTCATGTAGTAACGAGAGCGAGGCTTGATTTGACGGGCAGTATCCTCGTCTTCTTTGCGCTTAGTCTTCCACAGCGCAAAATAAGTATCACATAGGGGGCAATTTTCCCCTTGGTGACGCATACAATGATGGTTACGAATGTTACCTTCATTATCAGGTACTCGGTGAATCTTAGTTTCCGCATAAAACTCCTTATCCTCTGATGCAGAGGGGAGAATGCGAATAACATTAGTACCTTCTTGAACTTGGTAGAAATTATTTAGAAAATCGTTGCTGTTTCCACCTCCAGCAGCCTTAGTAAGTTCAGCGTGTTTTGCTCGTAGAGCATCTAGATCAATAGCCATTAGTTATCCTTTAGTTAATAGTTGTTTGGTTAGGCAAAAGCCTTTAGTTAGTTATAGTGGTTTCGGAACAAAATGTTCCACAAATTAAGAATAAAGTTTTGTTTCAGCCCTAGTATTAGCAGAGATCTGCACCAGCATATCTTTCTTGTGTTGAAGGGCTTCAACAAGTCCTTTTAGTAAACTTAATTTATACGATAGTTCGATAGCATATTCAGTTTTTTCTTTGTAATCAGGCAAGGAGATAACAAAAGCCTCTAAGGATTTCTCAGTAGCCTTCCTACCAGTTTTTAGACAAGTTTCCTGCTCATCCTTTCTAGAAGTAGCAACAAATTGTGCTAGATCAAGTTGAGACTTATCATACTCACGCTTGGCTACAGTTAGAAGACCCTGATAGTAAGAATAAATAGAGGCTTGCTCAATAAGTTCGCCCTCGACATTGTTTTTATCAAATCTAACAATAGCATCAGAAATCTCAATATAATTCTCCCAATTAAGATCCCTAAATGCAACCAGTAGTGTTTCAGCTTTGTTCATAATAATCAATAAATAATAGTTTCCAGAGGTTGGGGTTTAAATTCCTAAGCATAAGCATTGATCTGCAACAGGCTTCTGTAATAAACTCATTTGAAGAAGTAAGAACATCCTCTTCTTTATCATGGTCTCCACCTAAGCCAAAAGTTTCTAAGAGCGCGTGGCATATCTCATGTATTATAGTGGCATGAGCTACAGAATCTGGCATATTTTCTTCTAAAGTTATAACATTCTCATTAAAATCTGTTATCCCGTAGCACTTAGAACCTTCTCCGTCAGTTAAATTCTTCTTAAATTTAAAAGTAAACTCGGCCCATCCTACTGTCATATGGGTAGGTAACTTTTTTAAAAGACTATCCTTCTTCACTATCTTCAAACTCTTCCGTAGACTCTGACATTCTAAGAATATTATAATCCACTATTGCAGGAACAATAAAGCGTTGTCTACTATTCCTAGATTTCATAACATATACCCGCATTCTACCATTATCAAACTCTTCCTCAGTCTGGTTTAATGAAATAGCAAAATCACAAGTGCGAATTTTTCCATACGCATCAGCAAGTTCAGCGTCCGTAATAATATTTACAGTTCTACCCTGCCTATTCGTCTGGGTTGCAGTCCAGATCAAACAGTTATTTTCTACACCTAATCCTCTAAGTTCTTCCGCTACCCGTTGTTGTGCCTGATACTCTGCCATACCTTCTGTAGTAGGACGAAGCAACTCAAGGTAATCCACAATAATAATGTCTGGGGTGAAATCCTCAAAGTTTTTTAGTTGATTTAGAAGCACACGCAAAGTATTAACATTTGCTAGACCAGTAGGAAACTCTTTAATCATAAGTTTACTTCCTGGGAACTCATCCTGAAAGACCTGTAGCCTTTCATGCAAAGTTAGCTGGTTACTCTTTAGTCTAGACTGAGGAATAAGTGTCATGATTGAATCAAATCTTTGAGCAATCTTATCCTCACTCATCTCTAGAGAAACATATAAGACCTTTCTCCCCTCAATAAGTGATTCAACTCCTTGATTAACCAGGAATAGTGATTTTCCAACCCCTGCTGGTGAAACTACCATGCCAAGCTCCTTAGCACTCAGTCCTCCCTCTAGAACACGATTCAAAGAAGTGAAAGGAGTTCTAAACTTATCAGTATCATCATTATTAAGAATTCTCTCCCACCGTTCTTTTACGGAGGGGAAATAATTCAACCCATTATCTACTGATCGACTAATGGTTAGAGCTTTTCTGACAACTTCCTCAGTCTCCTCTACCCTATTTTCTTTAATAAGTACCAAGCAATCCTTGATGGCATTTTTCATAGCCTCACGCTTGGCAAAATCCTCAATAAGATCTACATAATAATCTTTGTTATTAATTGTAGAAGTATCTAAGGAATTAATATAAATAAGCTCATCCTCGTAATCAGAAAGATCCTCAGACTGCCGCTTCTTCTTCTTTACATCCTCTAGAATAAGATCATCACTAGGAAGTTGCCTATACTTCTCATGGTAATCTGTAATTGTAGAAAATATATTTTCGTGAACAGGGAATTCAAAATACTCTCCCTTAACTAAGTTCACAATCTGACAATAAAAATCATCATCAGACTTTAGTAGATAAATAATACCTCGTTGAATGTTCTCAGCAAATTCGTACATTATTTTTTTCGTCGCATTAGTTCAAAGTGTTTAGTTGCTATTTGTTGTGCTTGTTTATCTTTTTCTGAAAACTCTTTTTGAGAAAGCTTTTTAATACTTCCCTCTTGTGTTAATTTTTCTATATTGGGTTCATACCTAGCATACGCCTGCCCCTGATTCTGCATAGCCCGTTTAGACTCAGCAATATGCTCATTATAATACCTATCTGCCGTATCTTTATCCCAACCATCTTCAGCAAATTTTTGTAGTCTACTCCTGTTAGTATGAAACTCGTACAGGTTCTTCCCCCGGAACTGAACATTAGGTGCTGATCCAAAATATCTATTGCCCCTCTTACCACACTCTGGGCATTTTGTCCACTTCGGGGCCTTGCCTACTCCAGCTTCCCTTTCCCAAAAGATGCTGCATTTATCACAAGCATACTCAAAGATAGCCACTACCCACAACCCCCCCCAGCCAAGCTACAAACCGTCCCATCTGCTACAGCCTCTTCAGCCTTTTCTTCTTTTACTTCTGACATATACTTAGTTACATTTTCTTGGGTTAGAGGGATAGCCTCCAGCGGTTCATTCTCTCTAGATCCCGCTTTATATAGGGTCAACCCTTTAAGGTAGGGGATATAATCAAAAATCATGTCAGCAAGTTTCTCATCTTGATAATCCTTTGGGAGATTAATGCTTTTTGATAGAGAGGAATCTATACATTTCTGGATTGTAGCCTGAACTCTAATATGATTCTCTGGGGAGACATCATAAGCCCCAACAAAGGCATCTAAAGGCTTACCCTCTTCATACCATCGTTTAAACATGGGGTCAACCACAATAGTTTCTTTAATGACATTCCCCTCTCGATATCGTCTCTTGTACATAGCGGAGAAGATTGGCTCAATTCCAGTAGATACACCCATAAGCATAGAAGTTGTGCCCGTAGGGGGGACTGTTAGAAGAGTAGCGTTTCTAATCCCATATCGCTTAATAAGCATCCTAATTCTGGCTGGGAGTGTTTTAGCAAACTGCTCTTTTAAGTATTCCTTGGATTCAAATGCTGGGAAGGGGGATTTGTCCCTAGAAAGATACATACTGGTCATGTAGGCTTCATCCCTGATGGTTGTAAATAATCTCTCAAGAAACTCTAAACACTTATCACTACCATAGACGAGGTTTAATCTAATGAGCATATAATGAAGCCCCATCACTCCTAAACCTACCCTCCTGGTATTATGGTGTGTCTTTTTACATTTATCCAGAGGGTAAGTATTTACCGTTAGAATATTATCTAAGAATCTAACCCCAAGTCTGATTGATTTAGCCAGCCTCTTCCAATCCAAATCTGATCCATCCTCTAGAACCATGTTAGCTAGATTAATATTACCTAGGCAGCAAGCTTCTCCATTCTCTAACCATAGCTCCCCACAAGGATTAACACAAACAAGTTTAGAGAAATAGGAAACATTAGTATAAGAGTTAGCAAAATCAATATTAAGGATTCCTGGCTCCCCAGAAATAACTGAATTCTCCCAAATAGTATTCCACAGAGTTTTAGCCTTAATTACATCTTCACGAACATACTCAAAGGTATCATTCCAATGCTTTCTATACTGCTCCTTTGCTCGACCTAAAGCATCCTCCTTATCAAAGCCTAGAATAGTAATCTCATCTGATTGTCCACCCTCACTTACTCTTTTAAAGACATAAGGAAAATACTTCTTATTATTAAATACAAAGTACCAATCATCATCAGCCTCTACAGCCTCTAGGAACCTATCCGTAATTGATACAGAAATATTAAAATTAGTAAGTTCACCCTTTTCTAATTTTACAAAGAGGAAATCCATCAAATCTGGGTGAGTTATCTCCAAAGTAGCCAAAAGGGCTGCTCTTCGTGATTTACCAGCACGGACATGATCCCCAATTTTATCAACAAGACGCATAAGCTCAACTGATCCTGGGGCAGAATTTTTAATGTTAGCAATATCATCACCTCTGGGGCGGATCTTACTAAAGTTTATTCCAATCCCTCCCCCAGCACATGAAATAGTATAAATATCCCCCAAAAACTCCTTAATGCTTGGTACAGAATCATCTGGTTGTAAGACGAAACAATTCATTAACCCTTGA